TTGAAGAAAGCGGTTGCCATCTTGGCTTTAGAACCATTCAACTTGAAGTCAATGCAAGTGCAACGAGAGTGAATAGGATCAATAATCCGATTCTTAAAGTTACAGGTGAATATGAACGAACAATTGTTAGAAAATTCTTCAATGGATGCACGTAGGATCGCTTGTGCGTTAGGTGTAAGATAGTCTGCCTCATCAAGAATGATAACCTTACGACCACCCATCAAAGAAACGGACGATGCATAGTTTTTAATCTTAACACGGATAGTATCAACACCGTTCTCATCAGAACCGTTGATTACGATATAGTCACAACCGACTTCTTCACACAAAGCCTTTGCAACTGTGGTTTTACCAACACCGGCAGAACCAGACAATAAGAGATTGGGAATCTCTTTTCTATTAACATATTCCTGAAAAGTTGTTTTCAGGCTATCGGGAAGGATACAATCTTCAATCGTTTTAGGACGATACTTTTCTACCCACAACATATGATTCGACATTCAATAACCTCATAATATAAAAAAAGAGGAGTATTTTACTACTCCTCTGTGTCACTGTCAAGATAAGGAGTTCAAAACTTCCACATCTTCTTTTGCTAGATTCAAGTTGCTAACAAAATCATTAAGATGTTTTCTGTTCATCTTCATAACTTTAGATGCAATTGAATATGCAATAGATTGATTTGCTAAACCAGACAAACGATTCTTAATCAAAGATTCTTGTTTATTTGGTGGGATAAGATTGATATATTCAGCGAAACTATCAATCACTTCTTCAATTTCATATGAATTGTCTAAGTACTCATTCACGTCTAAAAACAATCCCAATCCACACAACAAATAACCAGAAAGACTTGGACTATCATTCCAAGTTTTTTGGATAATGCTTGAACTTAGAATTAAGTTATCTTCAGTAACCCATCCATTATTCCATGAAGAATGTACTTGAACGAAACCACCCAATTCAGGATTTCCAGGGTTTAAACCTTCAACATCAACACAGCACTCTTTCAAAAAGTTTAAGAACTTAATAGCTTCAGCATCATCATAAACAACCTGTGAACGGAAGATTTCTTCAGGTTTCATTTTTTCACTATCTGCATTCCGAATCTTAAACATTTTCGCTTCATATGCAACACATTCTTTGATGCTCTTAGAAGTTGGATGTGTATAGATTGATGCTGGAAGATATTCTAAACCTGCAAGTGCTGCCATCAAGGCACGGCGAAAACCATCCCAAACAAACAATTCTTCACCTTTGACATTATGACGTTGTGCTACGTCAATGTGACCTGCGGCTTCTGCAATAAATCCATTTTGTTTGACTAACTTTTTAACCAAGTGTTGCAACCGCATCTTACGCTGATAACGGCAGTCAACTTTCAAATCCGATAATCTAACCAGATTGGTGTAGTTTTTGTATGTTGGTGCAGGTTGCAATTTATCAAGTGTTTTCTCTTTGAAATTGTCAATTTTCTTAACAATATCAACCAACTCCTGCAAGTTGTAAACACGGTATTCCAACGTGGCAAGTTTGCCAGCGGCTTCATTAAATTTCATAAAGTTCTCCTTTAGATTAAAAAATGGAATAAATTAATATTCCTTGGGGGTTGAGATACGATTACCTCAATTCTTGTAGTGTATCAAATCTTGCGCCACTTGTCAAGCTCTTTGACATACAATTTTCCGTCAGGACCAGGAACAATATCGACCTGCACTTCTTTTCTGGTACCTTCAACATATTCTTTACCAAAACCAACAATGGTGTATTGACTCCACGGTGTTACAGGTTTTGGTGTACCATATGTTGCTCGTAGTTGCAACACAGGTTTGGTATCAATCTGTTTTTGTAGTTCTTCAGAAGGAATCTCGTCTTGTTTATAGACAATACGTTCTTTCACTTCCTTGTAACCTTCAACACCAGCAACAAGTAGGCCAGCAAGGCCTAATGTTTTTGCAAAAGACCTACGAGTTGCTTTTTCCATTTTTAGTGACTTTCTTTGCGGCAGTCTTACGTGGTGCACGTTTCTTTGGAGTAGGAAGTGGATTTACTGATTCCGGAAAGGTTTCAATAATCATTTCTTTTTGTTCTTCAGTCAAAGGACCATTGTCTTTTTCATACTTTGGTTCTTCACTGAATTGAATGGTTGCAACACCAATAGTTCCTGGCATAGGAATTGGATTACCAACCAATTCTTCTTCCTTGAAAGCATCTTCAAGTTGTTGAGTTGTTGGTGTTTCAATCAATTCATATTCAATAGTAGTTTCTGTTTTTTCAGGACCCAATTGAACCAAAGGTGGTTCTGGTTGTTTTTCTACAGTTTTAGACTTGAATAGACCAAATAGTTTACTTAACATCTTTAATGCTTTCTAACAGAGCTTCAAACTCTTTAAATTCTGCAACTTCTTCTTGCAGAGACTGGTTGTATTGAACCTTAGCCATGCGTTTGATAATCTTTTTAGGGATTTTTAATTCGTCATGGGCAAGACTTACCATGTCCGCCATAGATTGTGATGTTGATTTTGCACGTGACATGCACACCACAATTTCTTCAATGTAACCTTTGAGAGACCTAAGTTGTTTCTCATCAAAAGTGCCGTATAATGTTTGAACTTGGTTAGTCATATTTAGAAGGTACTTTCTTTAGATTCGATTGCAATCCAGTATTGAATTTCTTCTTTAGTGTTTTTGAAGTTAGCCAAACCTCTGAATGAGATTTCAACATCGTATGTACCTTGAATCATCTTCAAGTTTTCAGTCTTGAAAACAAGATTGAAAGATTTGCCATTACCATCACCAACCTTGATAGAACTGGTGTGTTGTGAATCATCCTTGGCGTCATATGCAACAAGGTCAACAGTCTCACCATCAGACTTCAATGCAATGTTTGGTGATGATAGGATTGCGGCAGAACGCATAATTTCTGCATAATCAGCATCAGACAAGGTGAAAGAATAATCAATGTCATTCAACTTAATTTCTTTTTCTGGTGGAACCACGATGGTGTCTTTTGACGCCATACGATACTTGGTCTTGCTACGGCCACCTTTAAAGGTAACATTTGAAGCATCAAACTCAAGTTCAACATCACCTTTGAACATAGAGTGAACCAACAAGAATTGGTTCAAATCATACACACAAAAGTCTTGTGGAAATTCATCTTTCAATAGAGCTTGTGCCAAGACAGATTTACCTGCCGAGATGGTTGTCAATTTATTACCTTGTTTGAATTCAAGGTTTTGGTTAATCGTAGAGAAGTTCTTCAATACGGTAAGTGTATCAGCTGATAGTTTCATTTGTTTTCCTCATTATGTAAAGTTTCCTTAGAATAGATTATATCATGTTCATAAAGAAACATCAAGCAGCACATAGCATGTGCCAAGTGATGAATACCAGATTCTGGATCATCTTGTTCGCCACGTTTCCAAGCCCAAACATGCCTTTGAAGTGCATCAAAATACCTACGTTTAGAATCTGGAACTTTTTGCCAGTTGTCACGTTCGTATTTTTGTGCACCAAAGGTAAGAACCTTTACGGTTTCTTCTAGTGCAAATGGTGGCAGTAAACCATATTCTAGTTTACCACCATCAAATTTGCGACCAGGTTCTTGGACCTGAGTGGACACAGCAACCGGAACATTGATTGGTGTTTCATCATCACTGTTGCGATATCCAGTATCAGTCATTACATTTCTCCAACAAAGTTTGCTACTGCTGGCATGTCACCGTGGAAGTGATAGGTACCAATGTGTGCAGTACGCATCCATGGACACAAGAATATTTGTCCACCCATCTTGCGCCACATTTGACAGAACATATAATCTTCTGACAAGTAACGGTCTGAACCGCCACCAGTAATGGAATCTTTTGTATCAATCACGGTATCAAAGAATGCGTGAATGTAACGTGAACCATCAAAGTGTGCCTGACCAACGTGGTCTGGCTTGTAACGAATCATTGGATATTGTTCTTCCATCTTAGAGAAGACTTCACGTTTGACCATCATGAAACCAGTACCAATTTCTAATACGTCTAGAGGTTCTGTTACATTAAATTGTGCTGTACCCTTAACTGGATTGAACACAAAGTCACCAACAACTTTTTCAAGTTGAGCAGGATCAAGATTTGGATTCTTTTGCAATGCTCTAACAGCAGAACGCCATTTGATTGCTTTCTTAGGATATGGACCACCGATAACATCTTTATCCAAGGCCAACATTGCGATGACATCTTGTGGATTAAAGTTAATATCTGAGTCAATGAACAACAAGTGGGTGCATTCGGAACGATGCAAAAACTCGTCAACCAAATAGTTGCGAGCACGTGTGATTAACGATTCATTGAACAAGAATGAGAATTTGACCTGAATGCCATATTGCATACAGAGTCCTTGTAAGTCCAAACATGCTTTCATGTATAGACCGTGGTTCATACCACCGTACATTGGGGTGGCAACGAAGATACTATACTTTCTTAGTTCTTCTGTTTTGATTGAAATTTCCATGTGAACTCCAAGTTAATAAAAAAAGAGGAACCCCGAAGGGTTCCAAGGCTCAATTAAGCAGTCAAAGATGCGCCAGCTGCCAATGCGGTGCGAACCAAAGCTTTAGTTGGTGTACCAAGACGATAAACGTTGATTTTCTTACCGTTAACAGTTTTTGTGTTTGTGTAGATGCAATGACCTTCTTGACGAAGTTCATCAATACGTGCAGAAACGTTCTTAATACCAAAACGGCGTTGTGCAGACTTAACGGTGAAAGTATTGTAACCTTCAGTTTGCTTCAAGGCGTTAAGGATACGGGTTTTTGCGGATAGATTGCTCATAATATAGACTCCTAATAATTTAAAAAAACTCTCATTGCGAGAGAATCATCATCATACACTTATGTATGTCACTTGTCAAGCATATTTGTGGTATACTTGAATTATCTACCAACTTGTGGTAGGTATTTTGCCTTGGTTTCTTCCCAGGACAAATAAATCAGGTCATCATAGAATAAAGATTCATAGGATACCTGGTTTTTCTTTTGTAGTTGCCGAATCCTAGGTTTGGCATACTTACTTTTCCAAATGTTGGTGAGTGTTTCTTCCGAAGTATCAAAAGATTTAACCAAATCTTTGTCACCAATTTCTTTGCGGAGAAATTCGTTTGTGTTGTTATACAAAGGAGAGAAATAAATTCCACGTTGGTGTTCTGTGCGAATCAACTCCTTTGGAATCTTTAACTTACCATAAGCAAAGTTCAACGAACGATTCTTGTGGTCACGTTTTAGTGGAAGTCCTTGTGTGTTGGTTGCATCCCACCATTCGAAGTATTTTCTTGTGTGATTCTCTTTGATCCATTTGTAGACCATGTTAGCAGTTGTGCGCTTAGGCTCAAAAGCAACAGACCCACTAGAAAATCCCATCTTCTGCCAATGTTCCAAACCATCGTATTGAGAAAGCCCGTTGGCTTTGGTCTTTCCGTAGAGTGACGTTGTAGTAACGCCAACAAGAGTGTCTCCATAACGAACCTTCCAATCTTTTTGAACCGTATCAGCAAGGCATAACAAAGCCAATAACTTACCACCCATGTAGTTGTAACCAAGTGGTTGCAAAGGCACAATCGTAGAACCGATGGCCGTGTGGTTAATCATACTTTGTTGTGTCTTAACATCTCTTGACCAACCGATTGCATTATCACGAGGTGTCAAATCTAAGAAATCAGACGAAATACAAATAACACCAAGATACTTGCCTGAACGTGCATCAACAACGGTGTAAAATAGATTACGGCCGATGTTGGAATTGTTCTTCATGGTAGACGAGAATGTACGAATGGCGTTCCATGTTTCAGCCAATTCACCGTTATGCAACTGCATAACAGGTTCTAACTTTTCATAATCATCAGGTGAACTAGGAACCCAAAAGTTACTCTTGACTTTTTGAATCAATTTCTCTTGTTCTTTGTTGACCATATGCACTTCATCACCCCACAATGTGGAGACATCTTGTACAGGATAACGTTCTTTTACTTCACACCATTTCTGATATAGTGTGTATTCTCTAACATCCATTGAAGACGCATAAGTTAGGTCTTCAATGAGTGTTTTCTTCAGTTGTTCTTCATCAATGTGTTCGTGGACAGGATTGTTCTCCTGCCACTCAGTCCACTGTTTCTCAACGTACTCTAACGGAGTTTTTGCCATTCTGTTGTTTCGCTTGTTTCATCATTAGTGCTTGGTATTCTGCCATCTTTCTAATAACCTTGTTTCGTTTATTCAAACCAGATTTTAGTGCCAACGGTTTCACACGATCAGTATACACTATACCGTTCATATGGTCAAGCTCATGCAAGAAACAACGTGCCGATAGACCAACATATGTTGTGGTATGTTCAACACCATTGAAGTCTTGGTATTTTACCACAACTTCAGCTGGCCGAGTGATACGCAAACCTAGTAATGGGAAAGATAAACAACCTTCCAACATGTGGTCTTCACCTTTAGTTTCAGTAACTTCAGGATTAAAATGAGCAACAAAGTTATCTCCGGCACCCATTACAAAAACACGATATGGAAAACCACATTGGTTTGCAGACAATCCAACACCATGATTCTTCTTACACGTTTCTACCAAAGAAGATGCGAAATCTGTTGGGTTAATGATTGCATTTTCAAAGTCAAAATGCGGCATCACTTCACGTAGGATTGGATCATCTGGTGCAACCAAATCAAACGTTTCAATAGTTTCTGCCGGCGTTTGTTGTATATTTGTTATTGCATCCGATGTGTCAATCTTAAATACACCATCAATTAATTTCATTTCAGTCATTTAGTCACCTTTCAAATAATTTTCAAATTTCTTTTTGTGTAGTTCATATACACCTAATCCATTGTTACAAGGTATGCAAAGTATGCCCCTGTATTTACCAGTTTTGTGGTCGTGGTCCACTTGAGGCTTTGTCATTTCTTTTTCACAGATTAAACATTTGCCATTTTGTTTTTTTAACTCACTCAAAAATTTATCATAAGTTATGTCAACAATACCCCTAGATTTCCATTGTTTTTCTGAAACAACATCACGATTTTCTTCTCTCCACTTAGCATAAATTATTTTATACTTTTCATAATGTTCAGCATAGTGATTGGGATTGGATTCTAATCGTTTCTTTCTATATTCAACACCTCTTTGTTTAAGTTTTTCTTTATTTTTTTCAGCATAAAGTTTCATGTAATCTGGATGACTTCTTTCAGGTAAATCATCATACATTTTTTTTCTAGCCATTTAAACTCCTAAGTTATTTTTTATATTTATAAAAAAACAAACTTAAACTTATTTTTCTAATTGGCTAAAATTGTTGACTTTCTTAAACTTAATAATGGACCTAAACTTATCAAAAAGTTGGTCGCCTTTGTGGCTGATAACAAAAATATTTGTTTCACTGCCCATATCATGAATCAATTTCAAGAATTCATCTGTGCCAACACCATCCAAACTGGAATCAAATACTTCATCCAGAATCAACAAGTTGGTATTTGTTGAGTTTTTCATCTTAGCAATTTGTCGCCATGTGAACAACAAGGCCAAGTCAATACGCATCTTCTCACCTTCTGAAAAATTAGAATAACTGAAATCATCACGGTGTCGTGACTTGATAGTTTCTTCAAAGTTCTCATTCAAGTTAAAGTTGACAAAGAAGTCCATTGCCTTCAAGTACTTATTCACCAATTTATTGATGATAGGTAGATACTGCTTGATAATCTTTGTCTTGATACCATTGTCTTTCAACAATGATGCGGCGTATTCGTGATAATGCTTTTCAACAGAAAGTTCTTCTTGTTCTTTTACCAAAGTTGACAATTCTGTTTTCAAGTCTTTCAACTTTTGGTTGTCTTCAGTTAAGGTATCTTTCTGTTTAGACAATGCATCAATTTCAGCATTAAGTTTTTTAATGTACTTGTTGATTGCCGAAATGGTTGAATTGTGTTTTACGATTTCGTTGTTATGTTCCGTAATGTGCTTGGAGATTTTTACAATCTCATCCAAACGGTTTTGCAACTTACTATATTCTTTATTGAGTTCTACCAAACCATCTTTTTGTAACAACACTTTTGATGAGTGTTCATTGATTTGTTCTTGTTTGAAATCAGCATCAAGAACTTGTTTACAGGTTGGACAGTTGTCATTGTTGTGATAGAAAGCAATATCCTTTTCAACCTTTTTGATTGAGGTTTCAATCTTGGCCTCAAGCTGAAGTAACTTCTTGCTTCTTGTTTCAACTGTTGCTTGGTCTGCAATCTTCTTATTCAATGCATCAATATGCTTTTGAATCAACTCAATGTCTTTTGAAAGTTGTTCTGCTTGTTTCTGATTTGTCTGTATTTCTTCTTTTCTACCTACAATTTCATATTCATTGTTCTTCTTGCTTTCTTCAATGTTTTGCTTTTGCATCTGAATTTTTTCAGACACAAGTTCCATTGCGTACTTGTTTCTTGTAGTTGTGTCTTTAATTGCAGACATGCGTTCTTTGATGAGACCATTCATTGCAGTAAATATTTGTATGTCCAGCAATTCTTCAATGATTGTTCTGCGGTCAGCAGGAGTCAACTGCATAAAAGGAACAAAGGATGCTGAACCAAGAATGACAATTTGCGTGAATGACTTATAGTTAAACTTGAGAATAGATTTCTCTAGAAAGTCTTGGTAGTCTTTCGCCTTGGCATCTTGGTTCAGCAAAGCACCATTAAGATAAATTTCAAATGTATTAGGTTTGATACCACGGACAACTTTGTATTGTTTCTTGCCAATGGAGAATTCAATCTCAACTACAGCATCGGATGTGTTAATTGAGTTTACAAGGTTTGGTTTATTAATCTTACGAAATGGTTTACCAAACAGGCCAAAGCACAGTGCATCCAGAATTGTGGACTTGCCTGCGCCGTTATTACCAATAATCAAAGTGTTGGGAGATTTGTCTAGTTTGATTTCAGTAAAAGAGTTACCGGTACTTAACAAATTCTTCCAACGAATAGTTTGAAACTTTATCATGCCTGTTCTAAGTTCAG